TAATAACTGTTTTGATTGATTCTGTAATCTGCTTCGTATCTTCACTCTCAAGTGCTAATACAAGCAACTTTTCTTCTCTAACTAAGAATGGTCTGTACTTAATTTCTTTTCCTGTTGAAGGTAGAGTTAGAGAATACGTTGGTGTTGAAATCTTTGGTAAAGGCATAATATCCTATGTTCGTTTCAGTGTGATTATTTATCTAGTAAATCGTATCCCTCGTTGTCAAAATTTTACCATCAGAAGTCAGAAAATCAATCTCCCGCAATCCGCCACCAATATCCCTTGACCCAACTATTCTAGATCCTTGTGGAATTTCATTCGGGGCAACAATATTATTGGAGTTATTTGCTCTTTCAAACTTACCAAATCCCCTATCAATAACATAACGACTATAAGTAAATGAAACAGTACATTTCAGCAGTTGTGAACTATCGTAAGATACTGGCATCGAATTAATACTGATTGGATATGCATTTACAAATTTATATCCAAATATTTTTCCACTATGATTCTTTTCAAATTTTGTTATGTAAAGATTTTGTGTGATATAATTTTTGGGGTAATTTACTCTATAATTATAGGTCGGATTTTCACCTTGACCGATCAAATAATCTTCTCCAACAATATATGAAATCCAGTTTTCAAAAAAATCTATAACACGATATTCAGTATCGACATAGAAAGTAAAATCAGCACGATCATCATACAATCTCCTATAAGCGTGTCTTTCTGTTACTCCGCTAAAATCATTATTGATTTCATTTGTAGCTAATGATGATCCAGGAAGTGATGCTTCTGTACAAGATATCTCTATCATTTCCTGGTTTTCTGGCCAGCGTGCACCAACAAATCCAGCACCCGCTCTTTGATTTAAAAAAGCAATAACAGGGCCTGGAGGAGTAAACTGGCAAACAAAATGAGATGTTAAAGCAGGTTGCAATAACTTACTTTTTATATCTGACATACTATAGTTTTTTATTGGTGGTGCTGCCATCTATAAATATTTTTTGAGGTATATATTATGTAGTCAGTATATGGCAGAAAGTTACAAGAGTAAGTACAAACCATCTTATCCACAAAAATATAAAGGCGATCCAAATAATATTATTTGTAGAAGTAGTTGGGAAAGAAAATTCTGTACTTGGTGTGACTTAAATGAAAATATAATTTCTTGGGGATCTGAAGAATTCTGTATCAATTATTATAATCCAATAAAAAGAAAAGTATGCAGATACTTTCCAGACTTTATTATTAAGGTCAAGGAACAGACTGGTGAGATTAAAACCTACGTGATTGAAGTAAAACCAAAAAAACAAACTGTTCAACCAAAAGTTCCAAAAAGAAAAACAAAGTCTTGGTTATATGAAATGCAAACTTATGCGGTGAATCAGGCAAAATGGAAAGCAGCAGAAGAGTGGTGTAAAGATAGAATGGTTGGATTCAAAATCATCACAGAGGACAATCTGTTCGGTTAATGGCAAAAGGATTTGGAGAAGATATTAAGAGAAGTTCTTCAAGAGTTTCTCAACTTAAAAGAAGAATAGAAGGTCTCACTGATGCCGAATCCATTATGCTTGAGATTATGGATGTATTTCGTGAGACTGAGTTTATTCCGGATGTGGGAAAATACTATACTTTCATTTACTTACCAAAGACGCAAGGAATAGAGTTTGACCAGTTTCCATTAGTTGCTTGTATGGATATTCAAAAATGGGGATTTAGAGGTTTTAATTTCCACTGGAATCAAATGAGAAACTATACTTGGTTAGAAGTATCGGGAAAACTTCATACTATTGAAAATAATGAGATAGAGTATCTTCGTTCTGTTCGCTATGCAAGATTCTTAAAATCATAACTAAATAGATAAAAAAACGGTAATAAATGGCAGATCCTAATATACAGGAACTCAAATTTAGTGTCACGGATCCAACATTTGGAACAACACTTGGAATTCCAATTGTCAGAAATTGGAGATTGGATGTTAAGAAAACAGGATCAGATGCAGGATCTTATGTACTTTACGACACAAGTTTTGGTAGCGGAAATCCACCAATCCTTAGGAGCGATAAAGTTCAGTCCGGAACAGATGCTAATGGAAATCCTCAATATGTTTGGAAAACATCTGTAGTTGATTCATATAAATCAACATATGATAGGTTAGAAGAAAACCAAAAAAGGTTTCTTTTCGATACTATGACAAAAAATTCTGATAAGAAAAGAGCAGATTTTATAAACGATTCATATACACAAACACAAAGAAATGATCTTTTCAGGGATATACCTGGGGTAAAAAATGTAGCAACAACTCCAGATGGTAGAGTAATTCCACCAGGAACAAGTCCAACAGGATTAGCAAATATTCCGCCAGCAGAGGCATCCGAATCAAGTCCCACATCAACACGACAAAATGGAGAAAGAACCCAAGAAACAATAACATCAGAAGACTTGAATATATCACAAATACAAGCAGATGATAGTGGAAAGAAAAAATGGTGGTATGGAATAGACCCATTAATATACCCTACAGATATATCAAAAAATAAACAAGATTACATAGAGTTTAACATATTTGAGTATGTGACAAGAGGTATAAATCAAACAAGTCCACTATTAATTGAAGGAAGAACCCTACCAAAAGATTCGAAAATACGTATAAGACTTCCAATTCAACCATCAATCACAGATACAAGTACGGTTGATTGGAATAGTTCCTCACTAAATCCAGTAGAAATGGGATTATACAGTCTGGCAGATGCTGGAATGAATCCAGAAAGGCAACGGGAAAATATACTTGGAAAGATGGGAAACGCCATAACTCAAGATCAAAATGCACAAAAAGCAATACTACTATACTTAAAGCAAAAAGCAATTGGCACAACTGGACTTGTATCTAGATTTGGTGGAGCAGTTGTCAATCCAAATATGGAATTGTTATTTCAAGGTCCACAGTTAAGACCTTTCAATTTCTCGTTTAGATTATCGCCAAGAGATGATGGTGAGGCAAAAATAGTAAAGACGATTATTCGTGTATTCAAAGAAGCTATGGCAGTAAGAACAGCATCTAATGGAATATTTTTAGCTGCTCCTCATATCTTCAATATATCATATAAAAATGGTGCATTAAATAAAGAACATACTTCTTTAAATAAAATTAAGACATGTGCTTTACAGTCTTGTTCCGTTGACTACACACCAGATGGTTCATATATGACATTTGATGATACAACTAATGGAAATCCGATGACCTCATATAATCTTACTTTACAGTTCCAAGAACTTGAACCAGTTACAGATAGAGATTACTCTCGACCTACTAATCTAGAAGACGAAATAGAAATAGGTTACTAAAATGCCATCATACTTCAGACAAGTTCCAAATTTTGAATACGTTAGTAGAGATCCTAACCAAAGGCAAATCTCTGAGTATGCAACTGTAAAGAATCTATTCCGTCGTGGAAAACTTCGTGATGATATTTTTCAAAATCTTTCATACTTTACAAAATACCAAATCGTTGGAGATGAAAGACCGGATAATGTTGCGTATAAAATCTACGGAGATGAAACCTTAGATTGGGTGATTCTTCTATCAAATAATATACTGAACATTCAAACAGAATGGCCATTACCACAAACGATATTTGATAAAGTGATGTTAGAAAAGTATGGATCGTATGAAGAACTTTATGGAGGCATTCATCATTATAAAACAAAAGAAGTTAGAGATAGTTCTAATAGAATAGTCTTACCTGAGGGTATGAGGATAACAACAAATGAATGGAAAAGTGGTCAAGGTTTTATTGGTGGGTATAAAACAAATGGTATTATATCCAGAATGATATATGAAAATGATGAGGTTGAAATAACCATAAACCAAAATCTCATCGATCTGAAGCAAAATCTTCAAATAGAAATTAGTAATGCAGTTGATTCTACACTAAACAGACAATTTACTATTAAGTCACTAATAAAAGAAGATACTGATGGGGATGGTATTATAGATCAAATTAGATTTAAAGTTGATTTAGTCAGCAATAAACTCCTCTCAGGAACTCTAGATGATAGAGACAGTACTTGCGACAGTAGCACGATAAGTTGTGATATTGGTTCTACCGTTTATGATATTGAACCACCAACCTCAGGGAATGGTGTTCAACTTACTATAACTGGAAATGAAACTATCGAGTTCAAATCAGTGGATCCATTAGTATTATCAAATACTTACTTTTATCAGTATTATGATACTAATCTAGAAAAAGAAGTTTTAATACCGAGAGAATCTATCTTAGAACCAGTACCAAACTACCAATATGAACAAGAACTTGAGGATGAAAAAAGAAATATTTTCATCCTAAAACCAAGATACTTGAATGTAATATTGAATGATTTAGAAGAAATCATGACATACAAAAAAGGTTCTACTCAATATGTAAGTAGAACCTTGAAAAAAGCAGATAATATTAGACTATATCAGTAATCAGTCATCTACAAGTTTTTGAAAATAGGAGAGTGCATCATCTTCATCATCTCCACCAAAGTCTTTATTTACTTCAGGAAGTGAAGGTGATTTTGAACGTGCATAGGATTTTTCGAGTTCCTCTACCACGCTCTTCTCAGAATAATCATCATACTCAGTCTCTTCATCCATAGGAGACACGCGAGAAGAACTACTTTGATTAAGTCCCAAAACATAATTAAGACGCTTTTCAAGTTCTTCATATGTTTTGAACTGATCAGGAGCAGTTACTGCTGCAAGAGAATACTCCTTTTTCCAAATAGTTTCCAAAGCATCATCATCATCTAGTAGAGATTCAACAGTACCAAACTCAGACTTATCGTAGTTCCAGTATCCATCCTTCTTAACAATCTTCAGTTTGAAGTTTGCACCTTGCCAAAAATCAAAAGGATTAATAGGAGTCTCATCCTCAAACTCAGGTTGCATCGCTTCCATAATCTTATCAAAGATTTTCTTACCATACTTGAAGAGGAAGACTTTACCTTCGTTTTGAGGATTTGTTGGATCCTTCACAACGTAAATGTTAGAGTAATAAGAAAGTTTACGCTTTTGCTTACGAACGATTTCTTTATCCTTCTCATTACCACTTGCCCACAACTTTCTGTTATGTTCAGAAACAGGATCTTTTTGACCAATACTAGTCAAAGAGTTTTCAATATACCATCCGCCAGGTCCTTGAAAGGCATGGGTATAAATTTTTGCCCAGGGAAGTTCTTCTCCATCAGGGGCAGGAAGAAACCGAATAACTGCGTATCCATTACCAGTTTTATCAAGTTCTGGTTTCCAGAGACGTTCATCTTCACCAATACCGGAAGAACTCATTTTTTCGACTTCTTTCACAAGTTTAGAAGTCAGAGATCCCAGTTTGGATTGTTTTTTAAGAGATTCAAAAGACATTTGTATACCTCGGATTAATTGGATTTGGCCTTTGTGTACTTCGTTATTATAGCAAGTCAGAACCAGTTTTGTCAATCTGCTGCTTCATCACCTCAAGCATCTTAGACATATTATTCAGAATAACATTCATATCAGTTCCTTTTGGCATTCCCATCATGACTG